TTTTGTGTTTAGTTTTGCGAGTGTACTTTGTACGATCTTTTTCAACTCGCTGTTTATATAATCCTTGACGATCTAATAGTGCCTTTGCATAAGGATTACGTCGCTTCAATCTGTTGACAACGGAGACCATTATTTTAGTCCTCTTTACCCATCATTCCACACCGCAATTATTTCTGCAGCTTTCTTTCTAGAAGTTCCTTTCGCACTAATACTACGAGTGACTTGGATCTCATAAAATTTCGCACCCACATACATATCTCGTGCATCAGGTACATCGTGGTTTGAAATCAAAACTTTGACTCCTTTTGATGCAAGGTCTATTGCGATGTTTGCAAGTTCTTGTTGTTGTTCTAATGTAAATCCTTCTTTTGCATAATTTGTAAAGTTTGCAGTTTCAGTCGCAGGGAAGTAAGGTGGGTCAAAATACACGACATCATCTTGTCCCAGATTATGATAATAACTCATATCATTAAATGAAGAGTTCCTGAATGTCACATTTTGAAATGTCGATTTAAAATTACTAATTTCATTTTCTGGTGCATACACAGTCTTGTATTTACCAAAAGGTACATTGAACTTTCCCGACTTGTTGTATCGGGTTAGACCATTAAAACAATGTCTGTTCAGATATACAAATAGTAATGGGTCATGAGTTTTATTAAACTCCTCTCTCAATTCATAGAATTTGTCAGAATCATTTGCATCTTTGAAAAGAGTTTTTAACTCCGACACAAAGTTTGAATCACTTTTGATTCTGTTGTACAAATTAATAAGGTCTTCGTTAATATCTCCAATTCTATATTCTTGCGCATTCACATTTAATGCAGTCGCAAGAGTTCCACCAAAGGGTTCTACATAGATATTGGGACTTCCAATTTTCGGTATCAAATGAGGCAACACTCTAAACTTGTTGCCTGCCCATTTAAGCAAAGGTTTTTTCATTTTTTTCAATGTACTTCCTCATTTCATTGGCAACGTCCGTTCCCAAAATAATTTTATCGATTATGTAATCAACTTTTTGTTTCTCACTCTTTTGGAATTCTGTCTTTGGTTCAATTTCTCCCCTTATAATTTTAGTCCAGTCGATGTTCCATTGATGTTCATCGTCTGCAAGAAGAAATAGTTTAATCTTTTTTCCAGTATAGTTATACTTCCACGTAATACCATGGATTTTTTCGTGAGATGTCCCAGGTGAAAAATATTGTCTCATTTTACATTCCACTAAAAAATCTCCAATTTGTCCATCAGGCATAATTCTTTTTCTTTTCTCGTCTATAGTGCAATATATAGGTTTTGGTTTTAACTTGTAATCTTGATCAAGTATATAATAGTACACTTCAACAATCTTTTCGCCAAGTGATCCAGTAAGATACTTTTTCTTATCCTTACCTGTAGGTTTCAGATTAAGAAGTTTGTAAAGTTTCTTTCGTCTCTCAAGATCATGTTCTTTTGAGGTAGATGGATTCATTAAGTAATCTATAATTGTTTCTAGCACTTCTTTGCTGTACATAATAAACATGATAAATCTCTCCCATATAATCTGTACTACTCAATTAAAGTTTTTAAGTAATGCGTTATCAAACCAAACCGTACACCGAAATCCTGATGACTTGGCGTGATCAGTTGCCTGTTCAAGTGTATCAAAATGTTTTGAATATCCAAAGTTATAGAAATCAACTTTATACATTATGCAAACTCCCTATCAAATAATGCAACTAAAATGTCACGAACTCTCTCACGGTCTACACTATCTCCATCGCCCCACATCTCTGGGTAACGATTACACTTGGCTTTGTATAATGCAACCGCAGATGCGATTTCGTCTTTAGTAACGTCCATATCGTATAGACCACCGATACCATAAAAGCTGTTGCAGTAATCTATGAATGTTTGTTGTTGTGTCTGTGTCATTTTTTTTCTCTCTCTGTTTTCTTAATCAATACGTGTAATTATACTCCGATTAGAAAATAAATCAAGAACTAAATGCCCAATAAAATCAATGACTTAGAGAACGGAAGGGATAAGTCACTGATTCTAAAGGGCATTTTTGTTATACTTTGTTGTTATATAGAATGCACTCTTATAACTTTTAGACCTTTAGAGTGTTAAATTTGCTCTTATTAGAGTCTCTCAGAGGTCGCTCACGGTCTCCAAATGTATTTACTGGACCAGTGTCGTCTACGTTGATTAGATCCTCCTGAGCGGTCTGTTCGACGTCGTAGAGACGCATTTTAGACCTATCTATACCTAATACGAACCTCTTATGAGTGTTTGGATCACCATATCTGTTCTTCAACTGTTTCACAAGCACCTGATTGAGATTATTCAGTTCCTCGGTGGATATGATAGCAAGCATGAAGTCAGCAGTGGCAGGTAGACCGAATGATTCAGAAGTATCCTCTAGTCCGACATCTGAGTTACTGAAACCTGATCGAGTCGTTTGAGTAGCAGACCAGATTGGCAAGTTCTGTTCAACAGACAGACCACGGAGCTCCTCGGCAATAGACTTGATATAAGTGTAAGTGTTTACCGAACCACCCATCTTGATACGACTCGAAGCACAGATGTTTAGATAATCAATATAGATGATATCAGGTTTAAATTGCTTCTTGAGTTTTAGTTCATTGATCAGATGACGGAAGTGACCAACATTGGCAGCTGCAGTCGGATACTCTTTGACGATTAGTTTGCCTGTTGTTTTGTTCTTTACGCGATTGATCTTCTTATCATAACTCTCTTTAGGAAGTTCTGCAAGTTCATCAAGCTTGACGTTCAGTAGATTAGCATCGATACGTTCAGCAATCTTTTCCTCTGCCATCTCTAATGTAATGTAAAGTACATTCTTACCATCAAGCAGATTAGCAGATGCCATATGACACATTGCTAATGATTTACCAACACCAGTACCAGCGAGGATAATGTTTAGTGACTTCTTTGGAACACCACCTTTAGTGATTGCATTAAGATATTCCAGATCGAAAGGAATGCGCTCTTCAACACGATGATAAAAGTCAAACCGAGCGTCAGAGTTATCAAAAAGATCGTGACCGACATTAGGATCAAAAGAGACAGCAAGTGCGTCACTAAGTAGAGAAGGGATTGCCCCTTTGTCTTGCTTTCCATCTCCGTCGATGATTTGTATTGATTCCATGATCGCATTATAGATTGCCTTTTCTTGACAAAACTTCTCGGTTGTTTGTACCAACCAATCTTTGTCATCTTTATCTTCAGACTTCAGATCACCGACATACTTTGCAATCTCAGCGAACTGATTGTCATTGATGTTAGATCTATTATCAAGTTCAATAGTCAGTGCCTCACGAGAAGGCAGTGTATTGAATTTAGTAATGAAGTTGTCTATCTCTTCATAGACAATTCGTTCATTTACATCTTGGAAGTATTGCGATTTTAGATATGGAAGAGTTCTTCTTGCGTAGTCCTCATCCGTTATTAGATTCTTCAGTATTAGATGTTCCGTTCTCATCTGTTCCCTTTACATTTTCAAGTTGCTCATCAAGTATATTCACAAGTATAGCACCCATTATACTTTGATCTGACTCTTTAGTCAAGTTTATATTATTTGGGTTTTCTACAACTGCGGTTTTAAACTTTAAAACTGCACCATCTTCATCTTGTTCCTCAGTAATACTCACAGTTTGATATTGATAGATGAGTCCCTTATACTCGCCATCTTTTATCTTAATACACCAATGGTCATTATCGCCATCTTGATGATCAATCAATTCAAACTCAGGTGCTGCCGTTTCCATCATAAACTCCTTTTTCAATTACCCATCTTGGTGGTATCTTCCATAAGTTACAAACCAATGATCTTCTCGCACCTTTTGTTACACGTGTCACTCTGTGTATACAAGAGGGATCAAAGATAATCAATCTGTTGGGAACAGGTTGTATTCTTTCTAAGTCACCATGTTCTCGTTTTACTTCTAGATACCCACCTTCAGGTAGTTCTTTGTGTGCATAGTAAATAAATCCATGCTTCGGGACTTTTGCCTTCCCGTCAGCAATCATTTGTTGTTCCACTTCCTCTGATACATGTTGCTGATATATGTCAGAATCAACATGGAATCCTAAATCTCTGTAATTACCTTCGGCATTCATTGAATGACTCCAGTATTCCCAACCAGTGATTTCTACTGGTTTATTCGTGAAGAAATAATTAGTCCAAACATGCTGACAAAATTGTTCTTTGTAATCTCTTATTTCTTTTCCACATTCATACCAAGATAGTGGCAAACTTTCTTTCCAAAGTTCTTCACTTTCTATTGAAGTCTTTAGATCACCCTCTGGTAATAAGTTATCATATATAAACATTATAGATATGGAGTGTTTTCAAATAAATTCATACCATCTTCTCCATAGTGCCAAGGTTTTTCATCCCATGCTATAGATATGAGAGAAGATCTAATTCCTTCTGTTATCAACGAAACATTGTGAAATGTTTCAGAATCAAATATCACCAATCTATTTGGTTTTGGTTGTATTCGTTCTATCTCACCGTTTTGTCTTTGTAACAATAAATATCCACCTTTTGGTAATTCTTTTTGCGCTAGATATGAAAAACTAAATCTAGCAAATTTAAGCGGTTGACCTTTTAAATCATTTGGATCAATGGTATTGTTATCTTGATGAAATCCCAACTGAGCACCAGTCTTCAAAGCTTTAGTCCAATATTCCCAACCAGTAATACCATCTATGTGCTTTGAATATATTTTTTTCCAAACGAATGTTGAAAACTTTTCAAATACATTTATTGGGTCATCGTCAATGTTTTGCCATCGCCAGTGACTGTTTTTCACCCATAGTGATTCATCCCAAAGTTCTTCTTTTAGATCACCCTCTGGTAATAAGTCATCAATCAGTAACATCTTCTGTTTCGACTTCCTGTTCAACCTCTTGACCATACATGTACTCTTTTGCTGCACATGCGTCTAGTTGCT